ATCATCCTACCAGTATGGTCAGCTTCGCTGAAGTCTGATTTGTTAATGCCCACTGCGTGGGCATGGGCGCGAAAATTTTCGCACCCGGAGGCGCGGAGCGCAGGCACAAAAAAACCCCGCTGGCCGAAGCCAGCGAGGCGCGAGGATCAGGAGGGGAGGACCAGCCACAGCGAAGCGAACGCGAGGCAGGCGAGGATGAGCGAGAGAACTAAGCGGATCACCGAAAGGCCCCCGCCTCGAGACAAACAGTCGGGAGGAACTCGACCCCATCCACGACTTCACGCGGCAGGACTTGCACAACATGCAGCGCCCCAGCAGAGCGAGGCCCGGCAAACGGAAATATGATTAGTTCCGCATCATCCGGCACATGTGCCAGCGCAGCGATCAACTCGGCCTTATTCATATCAAAACCCCTTGAGTAATGGGCAGGAGCCGAAGCCCCTGCCCTAGTTGGATCAGCCGATGAACGCCGCAATGGCGTTGGCCACCTCTTTCAGCTTGCGTTCAATATCGTTCGACAGCGCGACCTCTGCCTCGTCTTCGCCGACCTTGAGCAGCTTGAGCATTTTGTCGGACAGATCGACCAGCGCCACGCCCTTGTCATTACGCGTAGCACGCGAAGCCTTAGGCGGCATGTAACCAGCCTTGATGGCATGCTCTGCCAAGATGTCAGCAATCGAGGTGGTGGCAGGCACCGGAACACCGTCATACTTGCCGCCGATGCACTCGACCGGAGTTTCTTCCACCAGCTTGCGCATATCTTCGTCAGAGACATTGCGTTTCTTGGCGCGCTTGAGCTGGCGCTTGACGTCAGCCTCTACGACCTTGCCCGCCGCAGTTGGCACACCCTGATCATTGTACAGCTCAAAAGCGACCGACGCGGGAACCTCGACAGCTCGCACTTTGGCGCGCTTGCCCTTGCGGATCACGTCAGCGTCGACGAACTCGACCGGAACACCTGCCCACTTAGCAGCAGCGATGCACCATGCGCGCTTGAACTGGACTTTTTCAGCCGCAGCAAACTCGCCGTCGGTCAGGAAGTTTTCTTCCACCGCGCGATACATAGCAGGCAGGAACTTGCTATCGGCAGAGCCATCCGGCGCGCGGCGAGGCTTGAACATATCCGCTAATGACGCGACGCCCGAGACTTCGTTATCACCCTTGCCATAGGTCCAACGGATAGGAGAGCGCCACGCTTCATATATGCCTTCCGCCATATGAACGACACCAGAGGAAACAATCTCAGAGCCTTCCCGCACTTCCGACAGGCCGACAGCGATAAGCGATATGTTTGCGAGAGTAGTCATAACTAGGTTAGTCCTTTACTTGAGTACTGGGTTTCTCCCAGCCCCTTATTTATAGCCGAACCAACAGCTTAAGCCAAATCGACCTCAGGAATTAATGGCGAGGCACATAACGCGGATAAGGAATAACAGCGTAACGCCGTTAGGCTTGTATATGTTAGGCGCGAGCCATGCGCATACTGGCATCGCCCAGAAAATTTTTACGCTCACTCCGTTCGCTTTTGGTTTTGTCTAGTCTAATACTGTTAGGGTGGATTAGGTTGATGGGGGTGAGGGGGTAGCGTTATGGGGATATCGTGACCCTACGTACCCGGTACCCCCCAAATGGGGATTGGGACTCCGCCAGTTCCCATATACATACCATTCCACACATTCGACGACGCGGTTCCGAGTTTAGTAGCTATTAATGTAGCACACATTCGACGACGCGGTTCCGAGTTCAGCGGGGTGGGTCCGTTTTTCCTAGGTATTAGTGTGCCACGCCGTTAGCGAAACACCCCCCGTCAAGGGGACCCGTGACACCCCTATTTACATCCCGGTATTACAACACGTATAAGGCGGCTCTGCCTCCCACAAACCGGACGCTGCACCGACATGCCTACTGTTAAGATCGAGCCCACCGAGGAATACCCGCTCCCGTTCAGTCTCGATCCGGAAACTACGGATACGTTCGTAGAGGAAGTGCAAGTCGCTGCGGAGACCGCAGACCTGCTCGTGGAGCTTGGGTCCCCCCTTGAGGTCTCCCCGGAGGATGCCGAGCGCGAGCGCAAGCTCATAGAGGCGGTGGCGAAGAACAAGGACCGCAAGCCGCTATCCCGTCTAAACACCGCATACGCGGCATCTGCGTTCCTCAAGACCTACGGTCAGAACATGGCGTTCGACGTCATTCAGGCCCGCTCCGCTATCACTGCCAAGCTCATGGAGATCGCCAACTGTGGCGAGACCAAGTACGAGCTCAAGGCTCTGGAGCTGCTCGGCAAGCACAGCGACATCGGCCTATTCACCGAGCGCAGCGAGATCACGATCAACTACAAGGAACCCGAGGACCTCGAAAACGCGATCAAGGAACGCGTCAAGCGGCTGCTCAATGCCGATGTGGTTGACGTTACACCTATCGGGCTAGACCTAGATGAGGAGTTGGGGGTGGCGAACCCCAACAAGGATGAGCCGGAGGAGAGCGAAGATGAAGCTGGTTGAGTTCAAGAACCCTGACGAGGAGCGTTGGAAAGCCGCTGCAGCCTACCTGCGCGAGATGGCCGACCGCTTCGAGAAGGGTGAAATTGCCAACGCTGTGCTCGTGTTTAACGACAAGGAGGCTAACTGCTTTGAGTCGTGGGGGCACTTCAATGACCGGTGGCACCTGCTTGGGGCCATAGAGTACGCCAAGGCGGGGGTACACCGCAACTGATGGCCTCCTCTGCCGCCTCCCAACTACTCAACTCGGTGTCCCTCAAGGACATACCGGCCATCCTTCCTGCTCTGTCGATTGCAGACCAAGAGATATTGCTGGCTGAGCTTGAGAAGCTGGAGCAGCTCAAAGCGCAGAAGCTAGCTCAGCAGCGGTTCATCAAGTTCGTGGAGGGGGTCTGGCCGACGTTTATTGCGGGAAGACACCATGCGAAAATGGCCGAGGCTTTTGAGAGAGTGGCACGGGGGGAGCTTAAGCGCCTCATCATTAACATGCCTCCTCGTCACACTAAATCTGAGTTTGCTTCTTATCTCCTTCCTGCGTGGTTCCTAGGGCAGTATCCGCACAAGAAGATCATCCAGTGCTCGCACACTGCCGAGCTCGCAGTCGGTTTCGGTCGTAAGGTGCGTAACCTCGTCGACACCGAGGCGTACAAGAGCATCTTCCCCAGCCTGACGCTGTCCGCAGACAGCAAGGCTGCAGGCCGATGGAACACTTCCAAGGGCGGTGACTACTTCGCTATCGGTATCGGCGGTGCTGTGACCGGTAAGGGCGCTGACGTGCTCATCATCGACGACCCGCACTCGGAGCAGGAAGCTGCACTGGCCGAAGTGAACCCTGACATCTACGACAAGACCTACGAGTGGTACACCTCTGGCCCTCGTCAGCGCCTCCAGCCGGGCGGTGCTATCGTGATCGTCATGACGCGGTGGTCCAAACGGGACCTCACAGGGCAAATCCTCAAGGATGCTGCCACCAATGACAGCGTCGGAGAGTGGGAAGTCATCGAATTTCCGGCGATTTTGCCCTCCGGAAACCCACTTTGGCCCGAATTTTGGTCCGTTGACGAGCTTCTGAAGGTCAAACGCGACGTTCCGAACTCAAAATGGATGGCGCAGTACCAGCAGAACCCGGTTTCGGAGTCTGCAGCCATCGTGAAGCGCGAATGGTGGCAGGAATGGCCCTATGAGGACCCTCCACACTGTGATTTTGTGCTCCAATCGTGGGATACCGCCTTCGAGAAGACCCAGCGAGCCGACTTTTCGGCCTGTACGACGTGGGGAGTGTTCTACCACCCCGACGACAACGGTGTTTCACAGGCAAATATCATCCTTCTGAACGCATTTCGCGACCGTATGGAGTTCCCGGAGCTCAAGAGGACGGCCATTGAGGAGTACCGCGAGTGGCAACCGGACGGCGTGATCATCGAGAAGAAGGCTTCCGGTGCGCCTTTGATCTACGAGATGCGGGCCATGGGGATACCGGTGCAGGAGTTCACCCCGACGAGGGGCAACGACAAGATCAGCCGTCTGAACGCTGTGGCCGACATATTTGCGTCTGGACGGGTGTGGGCACCTGCTACTCGGTGGGCCGAAGAGGTGATTGACGAGGTCGCGGAGTTCCCGGCTGGCGCTAACGACGACTACGTCGATACCGTGTCGATGGCCATGCACAGGTTCCGCAGGGGTGGGTACGTCAGCACCAACCTCGATGAGCCCGATGAGCCGGTCTACTTTAAGTCCAAACGCAACCAAGGATACTACTGATGGGTACGATCCCTACCGTGAAAGCTCTGTTCCCCGTCGGCAAGACCCAGTGGAGCAAGTGGAACGACGAGCAGCGCACCGCGTTCAACGAGGCTCGCGCAGCAGGGGTACCGTTCCCGGATGCCGTCGAAGCCGTCAACGACATGAAGCCTAAGAAGGGTAACTTCATCACGGATATTTTCCATGTCGTGGAGGATGTGGTAGAAGCCGCTACGCAAGTAGAAGCTATCGTGGATGTAGCCGCACCCGTCGTCAAGGCGGTGGTCAAGCGCACCCGCTCCAAGAAGGGTAAGTAAATGGCTGTCGACAAGGCTCTGAGTCGCGCTCCGCTGGGTCTCACGGCACCCATGGGGGACCTCCCTATGGAGCCCGACCTTGAGATTGAGATCGAGGACCCGGAGTCGGTCACGCTTGCTGACGGCAGCATGGAGATCACCATCGAGCCGGGCAAGGACGGTGGCGATGGGGACTTCTCCGAGAACCTTGCCGAGACGCTCGACGACTCGCAGATCGAGCAGCTCGTAGGAGACCTGCTTCAGGACTTCGAGGATGACATCAACAGCCGCAAGGACTGGGTGCAGACCTACGTCGACGGCCTTGAGCTCCTCGGGATGAAGGTTGAGGACCGCACCGAGCCGTGGCCCGGGGCATGCGGTGTGTACCATCCGATGCTGTCGGAGGCTCTGGTCAAGTTCCAAGCCGAGACCATGATGGAGACCTTCCCGGCGCAAGGTCCCGTCAAGACGCAGATCATCGGTAAGGAGACGCCCGAGAAGCGCGACGCTGCCGCGCGCGTCAAGGACGACATGAACTACCAGCTCACTGAGCGCATGGTAGAGTACCGCCCCGAGCATGAGCGCATGCTGTGGGGGCTGGGTCTGGCGGGTAACGCCTTCAAGAAGGTCTATTTCGACCCTACGCTCGACCGTCAGGTGTCCATGTACATCCCGGCTGAGGACGTGGTGGTTCCCTATGGCGCGTCTAGTTTGGAAGTCGCTGGGCGCGTCACCCATGTGATGCGGAAGACGCCGAACGAGCTCAAGAAGCTGCAGTCGTCGAAGTTCTACCGTGATGTCGAGCTCGGTGATCCTGTCGATACCTTCGACGAGGTCGAGAAGAAGATCGCCGAGAAGATGGGCTTCCGGGCGGAGACTGACGACCGCTACAAGCTGCTTGAGATGCACGTCGACCTCGTCATCGAGGACGACCGCTACCGCGACGAGGAAGACGGGGACATCGCTCTGCCGTACGTCGTGACCGTCGAGAAGGCCACGCAGACCGTGCTGGCCATCCGTCGTAACTGGAACCCGGACGACAAGAAGAAGGCCAAGCGCAACCACTTCGTACACTACTCGTACGTGCCCGGGTTCGGCTTCTACGCGTTCGGCCTCATCCACCTCGTTGGTGCCTTCGCCAAGTCGGGCACCAGCCTTATCCGCCAGCTCGTGGACGCAGGTACGCTGTCCAACCTGCCCGGTGGCTTCAAGACCAAGGGTCTGCGCGTCAAGGGTGACGACACCCCCATCGGCCCGGCTGAGTGGCGCGACGTCGACGTGGCGTCGGGCACGATGCGCGACAACATCATGCCGCTCCCGTACAAGGAGCCGAGCCAAGTCCTCTACTCGCTGCTGAACACCATCATCGAGGAAGGTCGCCGGTTCGCGTCGGCTGCTGATATGAAGATCAGCGACATGTCGGCGCAGGCCCCGGTTGGCACTACGCTGGCAATCCTTGAGCGCACTCTCAAGGTCATGTCGGCTGTGCAGGCCCGCGTGCACTACTCGATGCGTCAGGAGTTCAAGCTCCTGAAGGGTATCATCCGCGACTACACCCCCGAGGAGTATACCTACCTCCCCGAGGAAGGTTCGCCCAAGGCCAAGAAGGCTGACTACGACAGCGTCGACGTCATCCCGGTGTCGGACCCCAACGCGGCTACCATGTCACAGAAGATCGTCCAGTATCAGGCGGTCCTCCAGCTCGCGCAGACGGCACCTCACCTCTACGACATGCCCTACCTCC